TGGGCCTCCAGGTATTCCATAATCAGCCATAAATATTACGCCCTTTAAATGTTTGTTGGTTATTTATCATGCCACAATCCTGCCATTTCGACTGACGAGCAAACCATTCAATATAATCAATTGTTTGGAGAAAATTCATGATTCCCACCCCTGTAGTAAAAGTAAAATACCTTACCAACAAAGACTTGTTGGAGCAAATACACGTCAGTAAAAAGAGCTACTGTAGCTTCTTGGAGGCAGCATATGGCGATTACGATATCATTACACAAGATTTGGCTTCCATAACACCGGAAATTCTAGTGCAAGCTCGACAAAAACGTGCTGAGATTCTCAGTCTCAAGGCCAAGAAGGCGTCTCAAGCTCTGGGAGAAAAAACTGCGCCACCCAAGATAGACCCTGAGAGTATAGATCTAGAGAGTGTAGTTGTGAGACTCATGACATATGATCACATACCCCCGCACCCTGTAAAAGAACACACAGGCAAAACAAATGCCGAACGCCATGTCAAGGTCAACTTTCCGGCTTTCCAGCACTATGTATTCCGTGAGCAACAATGGCTGTGTGTGGGCAAGAGTCACTGGCGGGGTGGTTTGCAGAACGGAGAGTTTTGTGTCACACATGGCAAAATGACCAACAAACTGGCCATGATGTTCATGAAACTGGTGGAAAAATACGGCAGAAAAGGCAACTGGCGGGGGTACTGTGTAGATAGTCACACACAAGCCCTAACTCAGCGCGGTTGGTTGGGTATAGACGAGATAACCGAATCTGACATAATATTGAGTTACAACCAGGGTGATTTGAAATGGAGCAACATCAAATCCATTTACCGCGGCCATTTCCAGGGATTGATGCACAAAATATCTTCTCGTAGTATTGACAGCCTCATCACACCAAATCACAAAATTGTTACTAAAAGAGGATTGATACCCATCGAACACCTCAAAGAAAATGACCAAGTCATCGTTATGGGCAATGCAGTCCAGGACAACCACGGGATAATTCATTGTGATTCATTGGTGGAGTTGGCTGGCTGGATTGTTACTGAAGGATGCTACGACTATGACAACTATAACAACCTCCAATCTATTACAATATATCAAAATTCTGGCCACAAAGCTGACAGAATTCGCAATGCGCTCAGTAGGCAACAATACAAATTTACCGAATCTATCAGAGGCAAATGCATTTCCTTCCGAATTTGTAAGACTGACAGCCAATTATTGTCTGTAATATTTCCCAACAAAAATATACCCATACCTTTCATAATTGACCTCACACTCAATCAACGAGAGCTGTTATTCAATACCATGATCCATGGCGACGGTTGGAGACGCAAGAAAAATTCCACCTGGGTGCAAAAGGACCGGGCCAGAACAGATATGTTTCAAGCCCTTTGCACACTATTGGGCAAAAAAACAAATACACACAATCGAACACACATGAGCTGGGGAAACCAATCAGAGCTGATCGAAACCCATGTGTTCAGCAAAAGATCCAACACCACTCGCGGGGAATGTTTGAACCTGCATGGTGGAAAACGTAATGGAAGAAATAATCCAGGTCTTGGCAAAGAAACACATCCCAATGTTCCCACAACACCCCATGTTGGTCAGGTCTGGTGTCCTGAGACTGAATATGGAAGTTTTGTTGCTCGACGTAATGGAAAAGTCTACTTGACAGGGAATACCTACAATGACGAAATGCAATGTCAAGCGCTGTTGCAACTGAGTCAGATCGGATTGCAGTTTGACGAAAGCCGCAGTGAAAATCCCTTTGCTTATTATACGGCGGCGGTAACTAACTCTTTTACCAGAATCTTAAATACTGAGAAACGCAATCAAAATATACGCGACGATCTACTCATTATGGCAGGAAGCACACCAAGTTATACCCGGCAAACTGAAAATGAAATAGCACAAAAAAATCCCATCAAAAACAATCCCTAGGTCAACAGGGGCCACACTGCGTTAGCGGCAGGGAAAAATCCATTGTATCCTAAATTTTTGCAATCTCGGCTTGGTTGTTTGCGGGCACCAAGCACAAGATTTTGTGTTTTTAGAATGTCCACCTACTTTTGACATCAATATGATACAGAGTCCAACCTTCTTGATTACATGAGATGCCATGTGTTACAATCAGCACATGGCATCAGCAAACACACCCCCGGACTTCAGTCATGTTGCAGTGTTTAGTGATTTACATTATGGCATGCGAAACAACAGTCGCGAGCACAACATTGCCTGCGAAGAATTTGTCAAATGGTTCATAGCGCAGGCCACAGCACGTGGCATCAAGACGTGCTTCTTCCTGGGTGATTATCACCATGTGCGCAGTGCAATTAACATCAGCACCTTGAACTACAGTGTGGCTGGTTTGAGAATGCTCAACGCAGCATTTGACAATGTGTATTTCATCATTGGCAACCACGACTTGTATTTCCGTGACAAACTGGAAATCCACAGCATCCCCTACATTACAGAATTTCCCAACATCCATCTCATTGATCGTGTAACCACCGTGGGCGACCACACCTTCGTGCCCTGGTTGGTAAATGATCAGTGGAAGAACATGCAGCACATACAAACACCTTATGTTTGGGGTCACTTTGAGCTGCCGCGTTTCAAGATGAATGCCATGGTGGAGATGCCCGATCACGGCACTCTCAACAGCGGTCATTTTGCACAACAAAAAGCAGTCTACAGCGGACATTTTCACAAGCGACAGCAACAGGGAAATATTCAATACATAGGCAATGCCTTTCCACATGATTATAGCGACGCCTGGGATGATGCTCGAGGCATGATGTTTTGGAAGCCTGGTGTGGATCCCGAGTTTCAAGTCTGGCCTGGTGCTCCTCGCTATCGTGTATTGCCTGTCAGTCAGTTATTATTGAATCCCGGTCAGCATCTGCAACCACAGAACTTGGTGAGAGTTTCCATGGACACAGATAGCAGCTATGAAGATCAGCAGTTTGTGAGAGACCTGTTGGAGATCTGTTACGATTTCCATGACTTGACTTTCTTAACACAGGCTGCTGACACTCAGGAACTACTGGATGATGCGCAGGTGGACTTTGAGAGCGTGGACACTATTGTAATAAGCCATCTCAATAGCATTGAGAGTAAAACCATCAGCAACAAAACCCTTGTTGACCTCTATCTGGACCTATAACCATGTTAACACTAAAAATGATTGAGATCCGCAACTTTCTCAGTGTGGGTAATGTGGTGCAAACTGTGCAGCTCAACCGAGCAGGCATGACCCTTGTGCTGGGCGAAAACCAGGACCTGGGAGGCAACGGCAACCGGAACGGCGTGGGCAAAACGAGCCTGCTGAATGCCATAAGTTATGCGCTATACGGCAAAGCTCTAAGTAGCATAAAACGCAATAATCTCATCAATAGAATCAATGGCAAAAACATGTCAGTGAGCATAGAGTTCACTGTGGGCGCACATAGTTACCGCATTGAACGAGGACGCAGTCCCAATTTTTTTCGCTATCTTGTGGACGACAAAACCGTCAATGCAGCCGACACCGACGAAGCGCAGGGAGAAAACAGCGAGACGCAGAAAACCATCGACGCTGTGTTGGGCATGACGCACACCATGTTTTGCAACATTGTGGCGCTCAACACCTACACTATCCCGTTCCTCAGTCAGGGTTCCGGCAAACAACGTGAGCTCATTGAAGAACTGTTGCTGATCACCATGCTGAGCACCAAGGCCGAACGTCTCAAAGAGCGCATCCGCAACAGCAAGATTGCCTATGATCAGGAAGAACTGCGTCTCAAAACCATCAAGAACAGCAACGACAGAATTCAAACTACCTTGGATCAGTTGTTGACTCGCATGGTGAAATGGCAAGATGATCACGATGCAAAAATTGTGGAATTGCACGCATCAGTTGATGGTTTGGAAAAATTGGATATTGATGCAGAAATTGCCGCACACAAGACGCTGGCAGATCTCAAGACCTATCGACAGGCATTGGCTGATGAACAGCGTCTGTTGCTGGGTAAAAATCGTCACATGAGTCAGCTACAGGCTCAGCTGGTGAAAGTTGCAGAAAACCATGCCACTGCCAATGACAGCGAATGCCCCATGTGCAAACAGGGCTTGGCCGAACACATTCACAACAGCATCATTGCTGATTTGGAAGCACAGTTGGTAATGTTAGACGGTCAAATACAACCACTGCAAGAAGAAATAGATCGTCATCAGGCAGGTATAGCAGCACTGCAAGATGCCATCGTGGGCATACCGGTTCCCGAACCCTTCTATAAAAACCTGGAAGATGCCTACAATCATCGCAGCACAGTGGCCAATTTGCGTTATGAAATCGAACGCATGGAAAATGATACCAACCCCTATCTGTCACAGCAAGACAGTCTCAATACCACAATGCAGCCAATAAATCACGACGTGTTGAATCAATTGGCCACATTGAAGGAGCATGAAGAGTTCCTGCTCAAATTGCTTACCAACAAAGACAGCTTTATCCGCAAAAAAATCATAGATCAAAATTTGGCATACCTCAATGTGCGCCTGCAGGATTACCTTACCAAGCTGGGCTTGCCACATCAAGTTCGTTTCCAAAACGACCTCAGTGTGGAAATCAGCTTGCTGGGTCAGGATTTGGACTTTGACAACCTCAGCCGTGGCGAACGTACACGCTTGATCCTGGGATTGAGCTGGAGTTTCCGTGATATTTGGGAAAGTAATAATCAGCCCATCAACTTGATCTTTGTGGATGAGCTGCTGGATCAAGGCCTGGATCAGATGGGCTTGGAAAAAAGTGTGGAAGTTCTCAAAGGCATCAGCCGCGATCGTCAAAAAAATGTGCTGCTAATCAGCCATCGCGACGAGCTCATATCAAGAGTGGCTAATGTGTTGACGGTTATCAAGGAAGAGGGATTTACTCGATTCGATTGGAACTACGAGTGGTAGTTTATTATTTCCTCCTATAAATAGTCCTGAAATTGAACGGAATACAAATGGACTATTGCAAAATATATCAAAATCTTGTCTTGAAGGGTAAAGAACGATTTCCTACCCCAGGAATTTACTATGAGAATCATCATATTATACCAAAGTGCATGGGAGGAACTGATGAAGAACATAATCTTGTATGCCTTACACCTGAAGAACACTATCTAGCTCATCAACTATTAGTGAAGATATATCCAAACGAAGAAAAACTTACATATGCTGCATTTATGATGACTGTTGGTAATACTCGAAACAATAAACTATATGGCTGGGTGAAACGAGCTCGATTTTCAAAACCAATGCCTATCGATACACGACAAAAAATAAGCAAGGCAGCTAAAAATCAAAAAAGACAACCGCATACAGAAGAAACTAAAATAAAAATGCGCGTCCCAAATCAGTCGAAGGGGCGTAAAGGATCAAAAAACAGTTTTTTTGGAAAAACACATTCGCATGAGACTCGTAAAAAACTATCTGAAAAATGTGGTGTGGTGCATAAAGGAAAACCAAAAAGTGAAAATACCAAAAAACGGATGGCCGAATCGTTTACGGTAGAAAGGAGATCGTTATTATCACAACAACGATCAGAAAGAAATCGCAATTTATCCGAATCTCACAAACAAGCAACTAGGGAATCCAACATTAATAGAGGGATAAATAAACAACGGGAAAAGATTCTCCAAAACATGGAAATGTATTCAATCATTTTTCTCGACATATCAAACAATTTAGATGCGAAATCTATTTCTAAACTCCGGGGATTCGATTACCATTTGGTATGGAAAATTATTAATAAATGGGATTATTTTTGGTCCATTTATCAACAGGTGTGTAATGAACAGCAAAAATAAGGGCAATACTTTCGAACGAAAAATAGCAAATTTGTTGTCAAAAACATTTGAGCATGTATTGAATGAAGACAAAGGATTTCGAAGAAATTCGGACAGTGGAAGCTATTTTGGTGGTTCAAACTCCCAACGCACCAC